TGCGTGTCAGCAATCCTGTCACGCTGTTTGACAGTTTCCATAGATACGCAGACAACGGATCGTTCGCCACAGCAGTCAACGGTGAGGGCAGTGCTGCCGCCTTCAACGCTGACCAAGGACTGGTGGACCTCGGCATAGGCACGGGATCAGGCAGTTATGTCTACAGAGAAACCCTGCGTGTGTTTGCCTACCAACCAGGCAAGAGCCTACTGATCTACACCACATTCATTCTCAATGCGCCCAAGGCCAATCTGCGACAGCGTGTGGGTTATTTTGGCACCAACAATGGATTTTATCTGGAAGCCAACGGCACCGCCATTAGATTTGTCAAACGCACCAGCGTCACGGGATCGGCGGTTGACACTGTGGTGGAGCAGGCTGCGTGGAACATAGATCCCATGGATGGCACAGGCCCCAGCGGCATCACATTAGATCCCTCCAACGCACAGATACTGTTCATAGACATGGAATGGTTGGGCTTGGGCACGGTGCGCATGGGATTCGTCATAGATGGACAGATCCGCCACTGCCACAGTTTCCATCACGCCAACATTCTGACATCAACTTATATCACCACGGCCTGCTTGCCACTGCGACTGGAGATAGAAAACACCGCAGCAACAGCATCAGCATCTACTCTAAAGCAGGTCTGCTCTACTGTTATATCAGAAGGTGGCTACGAGATTCGTGGAAGGTCCCGCAGTTTCGGCCTGGCCACCGATGGTGCTCGTGATCTCACTTCAGCCAACACTTTCTATCCCGTGGTCAGCATCAGACTAAAAAGCACAACACCAGACTGCATTGTAGCACCAACAGGATTCAGCGTGTTGGGCAAGAGTGTGGGCAACTATCAATACAAGTTGATCAAGCAGGCCACCGTCACGGGAGGAACCTGGGTGGCACTGGCCAACTCTAATATAGAATATAACATAACAGGAACTGCTGTATCTGGAGGCGAAGATCTAGAGCAGGGATATTTCGCTACCACACAACAGAGCACAGGTTTCGTGCCCAGCCAACAGGATCTGTTCCGATATCAGTTAGAGAGAAACAGTTTCACAGGCACCTATCATACATTCACCCTGGCGGTGAGATCAGATGGTGCAGGCGATGATGTCTACGGCAGCATAAACTGGCAGGAGATAACCTAATGTATCGCAAGTATATCCGCATCGTGGAAGCAGCCAACAAAGGTTGTCCCATAGCAACCTACGACATTGATGTCAATCTAAAGAATCGCCAGAAAGCCATCGACCAGTATCACTACGGACCAGCCAACCCCGACGAGCCAGAGTCATATTGGAAGGATGCTGCCCGTCGTTGGGGCATCGCAGAAAAGACTGCCAAGACGATGAAGTGTGGTAACTGTGCGGCCTTTGATGTGTCGGACAAGATGTGGAAGTGTATTGAAGATGGCATTAAGGGCGATGACAAAGCAGTAGATGGTATGGCAAGCATACATAAAGCAGATCTGGGCTACTGTAACTTTCATCATTTCAAATGTGCCGGTACAAGATCTTGTACAAGTTGGATCACTGGCGGCAGCATAGACGACAAGGATCGTACAGAGTAAGGAGCGAATATGGAAAACATCATCGACGACAATGACGCATATTTTAGATTAAAAGGCGAATGCGAATACTGTAAGCATCCCGCTCATTGCGGACATAGTTGCCTAGACGAAAGCTGCGACCACTGTACTGAATGTGGTTGCCTAAACTGCAAGTTAGAAACAGAAAAAAACCTAGGCTATAACTAAAATGTTCAAGCGGCACGATGTAACAGTCATGTCGAATCCAGTTTGTTTGAAAGCTGTCGACACTATTAACCAACAGGACTTTCAATACTACGACAAAGATGGATTTGAATTAAACATAGCAGAACAGAAATTTTATTCTGCTATGGGTTATCCTATCAGATATCCTATATTAAATCACACCTGTTGGCAAGAACCTTGGTTTTATTTAGAAGACGGTGTCGAAGGATTGATTTTAGATCATTCAATGTTTCTTTGCCGCTGTAACTATGCCAGTGATGCCTTAGAGCAGCTAGAAGAATTAAAAACTTCTGTACCTCTAGCAGACTACCTAATCAAAGCCAAACCCAAATGGGGATTTGATTTCGCCCTAGATGCTGTCAGAGATGGCGTGACATTTGAAGTCCTTCATGTAGAATTTGATCACAGAAATTTTGAACACTTCCGCAACAGGATGATCACATTCGAATGGACTGTGCGTCATACAGATTGGCGTGATGCTGCGGATCGTGTATGGGCCCAGAGAGATTCTTGGCAGCAGCTAATAGGCTTTGACCAGAATCATTGGAAAGCTGAATATCTATTGGGCTGGCAAAAAGCCGAATATACTGAAAAGACAGTATAAATACATACATTACTGGAACTTTACCAATGAAAAAACTGCTACTATTATTACTGGCTGTGCCTGTTCTAGCTTTTGCACAGGGCAAGATGCCAAAGAATTCAGCTACATATGATGCACAAATTTTACGAGTGAGTGATGGCGACACGATTGTGATCGCCGCTCCCTTTTTACCACAGCCGCTTAAACCTGAGCTTGCCGTTAGAATATTCGGAGTTGATACTCCCGAAAAAGGACACAGAGCTCAATGTCCAGCCGAAGCCCAGCGAGGAGAAATGGCAAGTCAATACACGAAACAGCTCGTGCAGTCAGGACAGAAATTCCAAGTTGTCCTGTACGGTTGGGATAAATTTGGTGGTCGTGTTCTAGGCGACATCATCGTTAATGGACAGAGCGTTCGTGCAGGTCTAATCCAAAACGGTCTAGCTCGTGAATACTACGGTGAAGCCAAACAATCGTGGTGTAATTAAGTGCAAATTAAAAGCTATCAGGTTTTCGCACAGTTGTTAGAAAGCTATGTAGATGAAGCATCTACAAGCCTAGATCTAATCACCGGGCAAGATGGCGGCCGCGAAGTTATATTGAAACTGCACAAAGAAATGCAGTTAGCACATGATCAGGATTACCGAAAGGTAGACAAGATATCTTGGTCGGATCTCAAAGGTTCATACAAAGGCGCATGGGCTATAATCAAAGGTAGCACCGGAGTAGGAGCTATCAAGGCCAAAGATGATCGCTACGAAGCAGTGGCCAGTTCGGGCGGCGAAGTCAAACAGTTCCAGGACAGCAAGGGCGGCAACATCTTAGATTTCCTCAAAAGCGAGATAGGTAAACTTCAAAGCTTCTATGTGGGCAAGAACACCAGCACAGTCGTAGACAAACAGCGCAAACGAAGAGATAGTCAAGCAGGCTCAGACGGCGATGCTGTTTCTGTAGAAACACTGACCAAGAAGTTTAAACCTCTATGGGTTCGTGCTGTCACAGCAGCCATAGCGGATGTCAAAGGACACATAGCTAATCAGATCAAGAACGATGCGTTTGAAAAGGCCAAGCGTAAACTATCACAGGTGGAAAGTCTACAGAACGCACTGGAAGCTCTGGAATCGGGAAACACAGACACTCCTAGTTCTGTGAAGTCGGCAGTCAACATAGCTGTGTTGATGGCCGCCAGCCATCACTATCCTGAAGAGACTGGCACGATCACTAAAGGCTACAGCAGCAGTTACAATGCTCAACACAGCGAAGGACCTCAGAAGTTGTTAAAAGACATCGCCGCAGGTGATCAACGTAAACTAGGCACGGTTCTAGGATTCTTTAAAAGGGCGTTAATCACAGGATGAAACTTAACCAAATTGTTCTCGAAGCCAACGTAGCGGCTAAATTAAAAGATCCCAAGACTATAAAGATGTTGGGCATCGCTATGCGCCACGACAATACTTTACCCAAAGACAAGGTCGCTAAACTAGGAACTAAACCCACAGACGAAGATATCGTTAAACTATGGAGTGATGTACTAGATGATAGCCTGCGATCAACAGATTACGGTGATATCTCTGCCGACGGCAAATTCGACGATTGGTTGACTAGATTATACACTAATGGTGTCGTCGACTATGAGGATATCAACGGTGAAGGCGGTGATGCGCTGGGAGCTTGGAAAGCATTAAGTATCCGTGGTAAACTCAAAGAGCCGCATCAGGACTTCAATAAGTTTAAAAATCTACGACAGATACAGGCTATCATCCAGAGCAGAGAATATCGCGGTGAATTGGAACGCATCAAAGATGCTGAAGTCATCGAGAAGCACAAGCGTGAAAAGAAAGAAGTTACTATCGTAGATGACGAAAGGTATCTAGTGGTCATACCATTCAACTATGGTAGCTGCTATACATTTAACAATTCAGCAGGATTCAAAGCCAGTTTCTGTACAGGATCTAGCTCGGGCGCTCGTTGGTTTGAAAGATATGCGCCAGATGGCCCTATCATTTCGGTTGTAGACAAAGATAATTACGAAGATGTCAACGGCAAGTGGCAGATACATGCGCCAACTAATCAAGTCAACAATGGTAATCAAACTGTGCGCAGCGATCAAAAATTTGCAGAATTGTTCCCAGGACTGATGAAAAAGATTGCCGCAGGTATAAAATCTAAGGCAGGAGAAATCAAAGAAGCCAGCAAAGAAATTGCTAGGGGTGGCTACGATGTTGATAAAGCAATCGCAGATCTTAAACAAACATTTCCATTGAGTTATGCATCTGGCGAGAAAGAAAAGGCCGAAGAAGAACCTGAACAAGACGCCAATGATGGCCCAGGCACATACCTAGTCACACAGTTATCTTCGGGTAAGACTGCACGTATCGAAGGTGAAAGCCGTCAGGACATCATTACTAAACTTACGACTCGCTATCCCGATTCTACTGAAGAAGATTATAGAATTGAGAAGCAAGACTGACACCTACCTTAGGACGTTATCGTTACATAGGTGTCGCCGGCTGCTGGCGTGGATGTTATGGGAGTCGTGCCCCGGAATGGCATCCTGAAGTGAGCACTTTCTAATATGCGATTAGTTTCTTTATTATTTGCGATCCTATCAGCATTCGGACTACTCCTTTTATTGATCCCTGCGGTTGGAATAGTCATCGGTGTGCTTAAATCATTGCTGTAATCTTCTATTGTAATCTTTTTTCTTTGATGCGATAGTAAATACTATTACAAGGAGGGGCAAGCCATGAAACAGCGTAAACTGCTAGAAGAAGTGTACCAGGCCTGCTTCGACCACGACAGGAAGAAGTTATCAGAACTCCGCAGGTTAGAGTTCCAAAAAATCTTTAAACGCCGGGCCGAAGGTAAACAGGTTTTCACACCCAAGTGGACCGTGGTACGAGTGTAATCAGATCGCAATGATTTGATACTGGATAGAGCGATAAATATTGCTATGCAAAAAACTTATCGCTATATTTTTATTTCCGATGTGCATCTGGGAACTAGAGATTGTAAAGCCGATCAGTTAAACAATTTCCTCAAGCACAACACCTGCGAAACTCTCTATATGGTAGGTGACATCATAGACGCATGGCGCATACAACAGAACAAGTGGCGATGGAAGCAATCGCACACAAACGTAGTTCGCAGAGTAATGGGTCATGCCAAACGTGGTACCCGAGTCGTATATGTAGCAGGCAACCACGATGAATTCTTGAGACCACTGATGCCCTACGGTATCAACTTTGGCAACATCGAAGTGGTCAATCAGATAGAACACGTAGGTATAGATGGCCGGCACTATCTCGTAGTGCATGGCGACCTCTTTGATGGTATTACACGACTGGCACCGTGGTTGAGTTTTCTAGGCGACAAGGCCTACGACTTCGTTTTAATGTTGAACAGCAAATTCAACTGGTTGCGCCATCGTATGGGCTTTGGCTATTGGTCGTTAAGCAAGTATCTCAAAGGTCGTTTGAAAAAAGCCGTAGATTTCATCTTCCAATTTGAAAAGAATCTAGCGGACTATTGCCGCAAGCGTGGATTTGACGGAGTGATCTGTGGGCACATACACGCGGCAGAGATCAAAGACATAGACGGTATCACATATATGAACGACGGTGACTGGGTGGAATCGTGCTCGGCACTGGTAGAACATTGGAACGGACAGTGGGAGATCATAACCTGGACCAAGGAGCGAGATCATGGAGTGGATATTATTGATAATAGCAGTACACGTAAACGACCCCAAGGACGTGCCGGGAAGAGTGGAAGTGCGGATGCCCAGCCAGCAGATCTGTGAGCAGGCGCTGGCTGATCTCAAATATGAATTCAAATTTAAATCGTTCAAGGTAGAAGGCCGATGCGTAAAAGAATCCTCATTATCACAGACAACACCCCAGACCAAATAAACGGAGTCGTCACTACTTTTTCAAACATAGAACTGCTAGCCAAACATGATAGCTACGATATGGTTTACATAGACCCTAGCCATTTCGCCAGCATACCTGCTCCGGGCTATCCAGAAGTCCGTTTAGCCTGGCCTAGAAGGATAGGCCGCAAGATAGAATCGCAGCATCCTGACTACATACACATAGCCACGGAAGGTCCCATAGGTCTGGCAGCGAGACTGTGGCTAGACAGGAAAGGTTGGCGCTACAACACTTCTTACCACACCAAGTTTCCAGAGTTCATCCAGCGTATCTACGGTGTGCCAGAGTTTGTAACCTATGCCTATGTTCGCTGGTTCCACAAGCATTCGGGCCGTGTTCTCACGACCACAGAAACTATGGTCAACGATCTAAGGGCACACGGCTTTCGTGGCGATATAAGAGCTTGGACACGCGGTGTGGATCGAGACCAGCTCATGCCCTCCCAGGACTGGCAGCATGATCGCAAGTTCCAGGATCGACCCCGGGTGTTGTATGTGGGTAGAGTGAGCAGAGAAAAGAATCTTGACGCTCTTTGTGATCTGCACCGAGAGTTCCACATCGACATCGTGGGTGACGGGCCCTATCGTACAGAACTGGAGCAGCGCTATCCCCGTGTGAACTTCCTTGGATATCGCAAGGGATCGGCTCTGGCCGACTGTTATGCACAGGCTGATGTGTTTGCATTCCCCAGCCGGGCTGACACTTTTGGCATAGTGATGATCGAAGCCATGAGCCTGGGCACGCCCGTGGCTGGCTATCCGGTACCGGGTCCACAGGACGTGATCGAACAGGGTGTGACTGGCTATACCGACGACGATCTTGCTCGTGCCATACGACTCAGTATGGGCCTAGATCGAGAGCAGGTCTCCCGAGCCAGCGAAAGATGGACCTGGCATCACTGCTGGTCCATCTTCCGAGACAACTTAGTTTAGGTAGTATAACAGCGCAGCCGAAGCTACGAAGAGGAACCTAATCATAACTTCGGTCCTATCGATCTTACGAGGAAACGACATTTTCGACCTCCCGGGTTTTGCGTAGGCTGTAGATGATGCCACCCGATATCAAGCCAAAAGTCAGGCCCAGCGTGATTAGGGCTGGCAGTTTGATGCCAATCATCATGAGAACTATCTTGATGCCGATCAAGACCAGTATCAGGGCCAAGGCATACTTGAGATAGTGGAAACGGTGGATCATGGCTGACAGGGCGAAATACAAAGCCCGCAGTCCCAGTATAGCAAAGATGTTGGAAGTATAGACTAAGAACGGATCCTGCGTGATGGCCAGTATGGCAGGAACTGAGTCTACAGCGAAGATGATATCCGCGAAGTTGACCAGTATCAGTGCCACGAACAATGGTGTGAAAAATCTCACACCATTTTCTTTGAACCAAAACGCATGACCCCGATATTCCGTGCTGAGATTCATCTTCTTCTTCATCCACTTATAGATCACGTTGTTTTCGAAATCCGGACCATCGTCGTCTTTGACGAACAGCATTTTTACGCCGGTGTAGATCAAGAAAGCACCGAAGAACCAAAGTATCCACTGCCATTCTGACACAGCGGCAGCTCCAAAACCGATGAATATGGCTCGCAGGACTAGGGCCATTAATATTCCCCAGACCAGCACACGATGTTCGTAGATGCGAGGTATTCCCAGGAACGAGAATATCAGTGCGAACACGAACACGCTGTCTAGGCTGAGGCTTTTCTCTACGAGGAATCCCGAGTAGTAGAGCAGCGCATCGTCTGGTCCTCTATACCACCATACGCCTAGACCAAACAGCAGGGCTACAGCGATATAGAAAGCTGATAGCCAAAGGCTTTCTTTGACTGAGATTTCGTGATCAGTTTTGTTTAATACACCTAGATCAAACGCCAATAGGGCAAACACTATGAGCAGAAATACTGCCCACGGTAAAAAAGCAAATTCCATTATCTGCTCCTATAACGAGCGTGGCTGACGATCCAGTCTTGTTCTTCTGGTCTAAGGCTGCTGATGATGAAGTATAGTGATGCTAATAGAATGAATGGCATCGAAGCCAAGAGGGCGAATGTACCCATTTTAATCTCCTTGAAGTTAAAATGGTCTCACCTCTTTGTCTCTAGACCGGGCTCGCTCACCGTGTTGACGACCTAGAAATCCTTACCTAAGGATGGTTACTCCCCAAAAGTATTTAGTAATTTTTTTATTTGATGTAAGTTTTTATAAGTCAAAACGGCATCGCTCATAGAATTTACACTTTCGAGTATTTTTTTGTTCCAGATATCTTTTAAGGGTTTGACAGATACCTTGACAAAAAACAAACTGGTTTCGTCGTCTATCTTGGCAGTAGTCTGAGTTTCCCATCTAAAGTACAATTCTCCTAGATTCGTTGGAACCGTTTCTTTTTTATTATCTGGATGATTGCTAAGATTTGGATTTGTGGTTATAGTCCATACGTATCTTCTGAAACTAGGTTTTTTACACATCACTTCGGATATCCCCGGGCTGGCTTTTACCAACTGCTCGCCATCTGCCACGGACCTATGGATATCGCTCAGCGACATTCCTACTCTTTGTGAAGGAATAAATCCGCTGGGAAAACAAAAACAGATAGCAGCTAGACGACCTTGATGCATTACTGCTACATCTTCTTCTAATCTCAATGCTAGGTCTACTATGTTGCCAGAATAAACGTTGCAGTATTCAGCCGCTCGTTCTATGACGTTTTCTCGACCCTCAATCTGACCATATAAATCGGTGCCGTATTTTTCTATTTCGATTTTTTTCTTTTTGATGATATCGGCGTCTGGCGGAGAAATAAAAACAGGTCCTGTATTTCTAACCATATTCGGACCTGTGGTATAAGGAGTTTTTACAAAATCAATCTGCATGCCTAGTTATAAAATTTACACGCATTTTTTTTGGATCAAAATATTCGCTGACTACCTGTTTAGCGATTTCTATATCGAATTCTTTACAGCTAAAAATGTCGAAATAGGCGGTTCCATCTATTTCCATAAAATGAGCACAAATATTAGACGTGGTAATCAATTGCATCAAACTGTAGCCCTGCTTAGGGTCACCAGGTAATAGATGTTCTATGATAGGTTCTCCGTGCGCAGTCATATCTATACGCTGAACCAACTCCTTGGTAAAATTGTAGATGTTAGATCTGTCGGATATTTTTTCAATTTCACAGCCCGAGCAGTCTAGCATCAGATGATAACCCCAATACATTTCTTTCTCCTTAATGTAGGGTTATTTATAACTCCAGCGGTTACTGACCTACAATTTTTTCGTAGACTTCGCGCCAATTTTTAACTCTCGGAATCTCTGGATGATCATAGTCCATGTTATGACCATGTTCCATAAGCAGAGACTTCAATCCAACATCGTG